AACTTCTACTTTTCCTCGGGTGTAGTAGGTTGGTGAATTGGCCACTTTTTTAAAAGGTTTGAGAGTGAATTGCCTAGCGCAAAATTCTGGCGCTGTAGTGCCATAAAAAGCGTGATGATGTCTTTCTTATCAGCTTCAGGAAGTAGATCCTCAAGCCGTCTTAGCTTGAAGCTCTGCTCTATCGTCAATTCTAAAACTGGGGGAGGGGGTCCAAAGTCTGGGCTTCCCGGCGTCAAAGTCATAATCGTCTACGGTAAGAATCTTTGCTAATCGCGCATTAACTAGTGCGGTCTCTTCATCGAGATCCTTAGCAGCAAATGCATCAACACATGTTTTCCAGGTGTAGCCATGTTCTTCAAACAAAGCCACTGCTCTTTTAACTCCAATGCCAGGGACGCCTCCATAGCCGTCAGTTTGGTCGCCGGCTAATGTCTGTACCAAATGCCACTTAGCACCTTCCACAGGTGTAATGGTTTGGACGTCATCCATGTTGTAGAGCTTGCCTGGTATCTGGCGCATATCTTTGTCTGGCGAGACAATGACATTGCCAGGATGTTGAGTCGCATAGATACCCATTGCATCGTCAGCTTCTAAGGTAGGCATGAGTATTACCTCAAACTTTTCCTTTAGTGCGTTGATGACACGTTTGTAGCCACACGGCTTCTTTCTATTTCGATGCCCTTTATACTCGGGCAAAATTTTCTTCCTAAAATTTACTGAGTCACTGAAGAAAAGAATGACTTTAGGTACATCCCAAAGGAATGCGTTGGTTATTTTTATTAGTTCGCGTGCTACGGCTTCATAAGCTTCAGAGAACTTAGAAGTAACGAGAATTACGTCATCTCCCCAATCGATCTCTGTTTCGGCCGCGGCGCAGCACTTGTAGACTATGTAGTCTGCATCAATTAAAAGTTTCATATGTTGCTACGATAACGATCCGCCCACCTGTGTCTGGGGGATACATATAATGTTTCTCCCCACCGAAAGTGATCACATCGTCTTCATTAGGTGAGTAGTGCTCACCATTAACAACAGTATCTCCGCCAGTATTATTCAAGTAGACCAGGATATTTTCATGAGGAAAATCATGATCTACATGTGGGATGGAAGGTAAAAGTGGTGCAGTTGGGAAGGTTAAGTTTGCGTTAATACGATACAGCCCTTTGATTTTAATATCATTGAACTCAAGTATCTCCTTCAGAGCGAAGCACACCATATTGAAATACGGTGAAGCTTTAGTTGGGTAGCCAATGTGTTCTGGTCTAATCAGAATGTTATGGCTCATGAAAGGCATTCTTTGATGCCCTTCAGGTGGTTGCTCAAACTGCAAATCCTGCGAATAGGACCAGCTGAGGTTGGGGCCAGTAAATAGCTCCTTCATCTGCTGGTATGAGTAGAATCTAGGATTCTTTAGTCTGTTAATCATTAGTGTGTCTCCGCCCAGTTCGCACCGAGCTTGGCTTCAGCTGCAATAGGCAGCCGCATTTTGTAGTATTCACCAGCTTGCACAGCTGCTAACTCAAGAGCAAACTTGAGCTCTTCACCGTGCTCTGGATCAACTTCATACTGGATCTCATCGTGGATGAAACCCAGCTGACTACAACAGAACTGTTTGGACATATCATTAGCGATTACTAGCCAACGCTTCGCTACCACTCCGGCCCCCGATTGGAGGCAAAAATTGAGTGCCTTATGTGGCGAGTCAAGGAGGATCTTGCGTCCATCAAGAGCTTTAACAAAGCCGCGCCCACCTGCAGTTTTAATAGCAGACAGAAGATCAGCAAGTCCAGGAATCGCGTCAATATATGCAGCGCGAATCTCTTTGCCTTTCGCACGAGCTTCTTTATCGGATAATTGTTTATCAAAGCTCTGTCCTAACTTGAGATCACCTGCGCCATAAAGAAAGGCGTATGTAACAGTCTTAACGGCTCGTCTAGATATTCCAATCTTGTCAGCATTGGTTTGGTGAATGTCACCGTTGAGGAGGATGTCGGCGTATCTTCCGCCGTCGTAACGGGCCAGATAGTGAGCAAGCATCCGAAGCTCAATGCCAGACAAATCAGCCCCGCACAGCAGTTGACCTTCAGTTGGTACAAATAATCGTCTGAATCTATCTTCACTAGGAACTTGGGCTAAGTTGGGATTTCGGTGGGAACATCTATGTGTGGCACAGCTAACTGCGCAGTGGTGATGAATTCGATCAGCAGTCGTAGATAGCTTGAGCCATGCGTTCGTGCCTTCCGAGATCATCCCCAATTTCTTGGTAATATCCAGACACTTCGCGAAGTCCCCGGCAATCGAGATCCCATCTGAGGCAATCTCCTTCAATATGATCTCGTCGATAACCGGCTTCCCAGTATTCGTCGTCTGGGTCGGAGTCCAGCCATAAAAAGTGGAAAGGATCCATGCAATATGATCTCGCGATGTTGTGTTGAGTTCTTTTAGTCGAACTGATTCGCAGCCCTGAACATATCCTTGCCTTTTGTTATCTCTTTTAGGAGTGAACGTCGAGCCTTGGACGAAAGGGTGCCTTTTTTGTAGTACTTCAGTAGTCTCTTGAAGTTCTTTTTGGAGAGTCGATGCAAGCTCCCATGCAGCGCGTTCATTAATTCGCCATCCATGTATCTCCTGTTGTGTAAGTATTTCTGCGACTCGGTGCTCTAACGCAACCCAGTCAGGTAAGGGTGGAAATGGTTGCACAGTTTGGTGGTTACGTTTACGTCTTGTACGCAATAATCCTCCATCTCTTGACTCCAGTTTTTCCAGTCAGTGGTCTTAGCAAAGCTGCCTTTGTATTCACCAAGCCGGTAACCATATGATTCAAGAGAATGCCTGCCATATAGGTTGAGAGGCATATGAGGCCAATTCTTTTTCTTGTCTATATCAAGCATGTTGGGATGATATAAACGTGAAAGTACTAAGGTATCGACCGTCTTACCCTTAGGCTCAAAGAATGGATAAAGTTTTCTTATAACTGGCAGGTCATAATTAATGATGTTATGACCAGCAATGGCATCAGCTTCTTCTAGATAAGTAATTCCTCTAATGATCGGATCAGTATTACCTTGATCGTTGAAGATATGCATCTTATCTTCATCTGTATTGTAGATAGCAATGCAATGGACAGAGGAAACGCTATGTAGAAGACCGTCTGTTTCTAAATCAAAAATCAGCATCGTCACCCCTATGAACGCATGGACGTTCTTGGTGACCCTGCAAATGCATTGATTCAATCAAAACAAATGTGCCAAATATTAGAATTGCCAGGATGGGTAGCAAGTTCATTTAGATTTCCAGGTGTAAGTCTTGTCAACAAACTGAGCCTTTTTAATAGCTTGTTCTGTTGGTGGATTTGGTTTCTTCAACCGCTCTGATTCTGCATACCAAGGATGTTGCCAAGGTACATCTTTCCAATCATTAGAAATCGGTTGCCGGATTGAAGTCGGATTTAATTTCATGTTCAGTAAACTTACAAGTTTCTAGGTCATATCTAATCGTTGATGCGATGCCAGTTTCGCCAGTATATCTATTTTTAAGGACTCTAATTGTTGTATCAGAGTGTTCAGATCCGTCTTGTTGATTTCGCTCCAATGCGATGACTGAATCTGATAACTGAGCGATTGAAGCTGAGCCACGTAATTGTCCCAGTGTGACTCTTCCTCCTTCTTCATGATTGACATCGCCTCCTGCGCGACGTAAGTGTGAAACTAAAAAAAGAGCAATGCCAGTACGTTCCACCAAACTTCGCAGCTTAGTCATAGTGATATCTAGCATTCGTCTCTCATCCCCTTCCAAACCGGATAGGAGAATAGATAAGTGATCTAAAAATATAATTTTGGTATCAAGCCCGCAAGCCAGATACTCAATGCGGTTGTAGATAACATCAGGGTCATAGGACCCAAAGCCATCAAATAAAAACAACTGCCACTTGGCTAGTGTCTTTTCGTAGGCATCGGTCAGTGTCTTTCGGTCATGCTCCCCTAAGTGGTAGGGGTGTCCGAGATGTGAGGCCATGAGTCCGAGAGCCGTACGATGGTTGGATTCTTCAAGCGCCACGTAACCGACCCTGCACTGCTCACTGAGAAGATGAGTTGCGAGTTGACGGCAAAAGGATGATTTCCCGATCCCGCTTCCAGCAGTAATCGTTGTAAGCTCTCCATATCTGATCCCGTGAAGCTTTCTGTTGAGTCCTGAAAAAGGATATTCATAGTCAGCTGGTGGTTGAGGTGTAGTTACAAGTTCAAGTAAGTTTTTACCTTCTACAATGCCGTCAGGTCTGTACGGTTTAGCGTTCCAGATTGCTTCCTTGAGAGACTGTTGATCTCCAGCCATTAAGGCGTCTGAGGCATCCTTGTAGTCCTCTAGACGGGCTATCTTTACGATGCCAGGTGGTAACACACTGGCGCAGTCTTCAGCAGCCTTCCTGCCGGCTTCATCGTTATCAAAGAATAGAACTATTTCGGCGTAACCTTGGAGCCATTCAAGATTTTTTTGGACTGATTTTTTAGCCCCAGCAGCGCCAGTAGGTAGGCTGACATGCGGCCAGCCAGGCATAGCCTCTGCTCCTGACGCTGCATCCAGCTCTCCCTCATAGATGATAACTCGTTTTCCTGTATTAGGGAATAAATACTGGCCGAAAAAGCATCCATGAGTGTCACCTTCATAAGTAAAAGTTTTATCCTTTGTCTTTAGCTTTGAGCCTAGAAGGACGCCATCGCGGCTGAAATAATGGAAACGTAATCGTGTTCCGTCTTTGTAGATTTTGTAGAGCTCACAGGTTTTTTCTGACAGCTTTCGTTTCTGCAGCCTTTGGGCTGAGCCTTGGAGTTGGACATTGCTAGTCATTTGAGAGTGAAAATTGCCATCACCAGATACATAGGTATGGCAAGCGAAACAATAAGTGTGGCCATCAGAGTACAAACTATTAGCATCTGATGAGCCACAAGATATACATGGTTCATGTCTGACAAATTCAGACGAGCCATTCAATGGGGATGGTTGCATATGAAGCCCATTTAATCCCGTGTTTATCGCAGAATTGTGCGTACGTGGTTTTACTTTTCTTAGATATTGTGTTGTAGGGAGCTTGAAAGACCATCCGAAGATCTACCAGTGGATTTTGTTTAATCACTGCTAGTACCTTCTGACGGTCCTTGCTATCCCAATACCCCTTAGTCTCTAGCCACACCCCATTAGGGAGGCAGAAATCTGGGGTGTAGTTATGCTGTATTTGATAAGGGATCTTTGTGCTTTCGTACTCAAAAGAGACACCAAGCTCCCCGAGCAAGTCAGCGACTCGCTCTTCCAACTTGGATCTAAAAGCCATTAAAAATCGTCGTCTTCTACGCTGCTAGGTGGAGCAGGAGTTACATTTGGATCAGTAGTTTTGAAGCCATCACATTTGCCGAACAACTCAGCAACGGCGTCAGCAGACATATCGCCAGTGTCGATACCTGCATCAGAGTTGAGGCTGACAACTTGGACACCAACTAGCTTCAGAGAGCTGCCATAAGTAACACCATCCTTGAGGATGTATGGCTTCTGATAGAAACCTAACTTGACCTTGCTACCTTCATACAAAGGCGCATCAGTCACAGGCATACCTTCAGTGTCTACCACTGGAGGCTTATTCTCATCATTCCAAGAGAATTTTACTTTGTATTGACCCTCAGCAACTTCTTCCCAGGGCTCTGGTTTGAG